AGCCTTGAACTTATTTGACGGTTATTATATTTAAAGTAGATATTTATTTTTAATTATTTAATTAAATAATTAATTTCAAACTATATTTTAATGTAACATTAAAATATATACTATATAATAACATTTAAGTTCTTTTATTATTGACGTGCATCCTAGTATATGTGGTGTTCTTTCTGTCAAATTCATAATATTTAAATTACTATTATATCAATGCACTATATACTAATTACTTTCTCAATTTCATTTCGGTTTTATACCTTAGGGTTGAAAGCATATAAGTTTTATAAACATTAATATACGTATTGTATATATATTAATGGAAGATAGAAAAACAGTAATCTAAATTAATATTTAATAGGATATTATGTTTAAATTAAAAATATGTAAATTTATTTAATTTAAACATAATATCCTATTAACTAAATTAACTATACTTATAATATCTAAACCACAATTATTTATTAGAGGATAAGCCCATTATACTTAAAGATTATATTAAGTATAGTAATAGTTTAATTATTTTTTTATTATTTTAAATATTTATATGGCTTTTAAAAACAAAACTAAAAATCGATTATTAATAGACGAAAGGCAAACTCTTGACGCAAAACACAATAATATATTAAAATCATTTACAAATAATAAAGATAATTTAAATAATTATTATAAAGAGTTAACTAAAATAAAAAATAAACTAAATGAATTAAATAATAAAAATGCGTCAGAAGTTATAATTAATATTGAATTACAGCAAAAAATATGGGATTATGATGATAAAAAAAAAGAAATTGAAAACGAAATTTATAAAATAGAACATAATATTGAACAAAATGAGTATATGTTAAAAACAGGTAAATTAATAAATAATTATTATAATGTTGTAAATCAAGAACATAATTATAATACTTTAAATGAAAATGAAATTGAAGAAAATAAAAATAATAAAGATGAAAATACAGAAGATGAAAATGATAAAGATGAAAATGTTGAAGATGAAAATACTGAAGATGAAAATGCTGAAGATGAAAATGCTGAAGATGAAAATGCTGAAGATGAAAATGCTGAAGATAAAAAGATAAATGAAAATGATATTTTAAATACAATATTAAATAATAATTATAATAAAATAGTAAAAAATATAAATAAAGATATTATCTATGATAAATTTATGAAATTAATAGATAAAAACTATATTAATACAACCAATGACTCTAAAAATAAAAATTATTTTGATAAATGTATAAAATGTTCTATTGAAATGCTTTTAAATAATAACTCGGGACAACTTACGTGTCCTAACTGTGGTTATATTGAAAATATAATTGTAGATAGTGATAAGCCAAGTTTTAAAGAACCTCCTAAAGAAATGACATCATTTTGCTATAAACGTATTAATCATCTAAATGAATTTTTAGCACAATTTCAAGCCAAAGAAACAACTGATATTCCAGAAACAGTTTATAATGATATTATTGTTGAAATTAAAAAAGAACGTATTAAAAATATGTCTTTAATTACACCAGATAAAATGAGAACCATACTTAAAAAAATCAAGAAAAATGATTATTATGAACATATACCTTATATTATAAATCAATTAAATGGATTACCACCACCAGTTATTGCTCCTGAAATTGAAGAAATTATTAGAGGAATGTTTAAAGCAATTCAAATACCTTTTGAAAAATATTGCCCTGTTGAAAGAAAAAATTTCTTATCCTATAATTATGTTATGTATAAATTCTTTGAATTGCTAGAACTAGATGAATATTTAGCCTGTTTTCAATTATTAAAATCACGCACTAAATTACATCAACAAGACCAAATATGGAAAAACATATGTAAAGATTTAAATTGGGAATATATTAATAGTTTATAGAATAATTAGGCTTATAAAATAATTATAATTTATAATTAAAATTATAATTTACATTATTTAAAAATTGATTTATTTTTTTATTTTATTTTTATAAACTTTAAATTAGAATATATACTAAAAAATCTAATTTAAAGACTTGAAAACTATAACTTATATATAAAACTTATTAAAAAGAATAAATACGTTTAAAAACTAAATAACTACTATTAAACTATAAAATGGAAACAAAATATTATGCTTATTATAAACCAAATTCTAAAGTTGAGTTAATGAATAATATTAAAGAACAATTTAGTGAAGAATATGATTCTATTACTGTAAATAAACTAATATTACACATTTTCAATACTATTAATTGTAATGATACTGATGAATATTTATGTTCTAATAAATATAATAATATTGTTTTAATTAAATTTACATTAGTAAATGAATTATTTATGAAAATTAACAATGTTGATAAATCAAATTATACAATGGTATCAAAAACAGTTGATTGTGTTGGTAAAAAACATAAAACCAATAATTATTCAAATTATTATGCATTAAATCAAAATATTACTTACTATAATAAAGAAAATCCTATTTTATTTAATTGTTCGAGTAGTAATTATAAAAATGATGAACATACACAATATATATTTGCTGAATATTTAACAATTCCTTTAAATAATTTATTAACTTTTTATAAAAACATTGAATTTGATACATATAAAACAGTGAATACAAATAAATCAATGTTTAATCAAAGTTTATTAAACTATAAAAAAAGTAATATGTTAAATGATAACATAATTAAAAATATTTTAATTCTATTAAATAAACTATTATCTAGTGAAACTATTGACTATGATACTAATTATAATTTATTTAATCATAATGGATATGAAAATCAATATTTATTTACTAAATCTATTATTCCTTATAAGACTGAAAATGACGCATTAGTTATTCAAATTTGGAATGATATTTATAAACAACCTGATAATGTAGTTGATGTATTTACAAATCATAAACTTATTATTAATAATGAAATTAAGTATAAAACTACAGATTTAAAATCATATATAGAAAATATTTATTTTAATGTATTTTCATATTTATATATTACACAAAAGAAATTTGTAAATATTAATTATAAAGACGCTTTACCACTTAGATTAGCATTTGATACTAAATTTAATTATAATTGTAATAAAATAGAAATTAATCATAATAAATATCTTGATGAAATAATTTATTATAATAATGAAATTAGCAGAATTAATAGTACACTAGAAAAATTATTACGAACAAAAACAGAAAATGATAGTAGTATTATAAGGCACCAAAATCAAATACACATACATCAATTTGAACTTGCCAGACTTAAAAGTAGATTATTGAAAATTGACCCTTATTTTAGAGAACATTTATTATACACTACAAATTTAGGTTTAAAATTAACATTTGAAGGAGAATTAAATAGTTATAAAACTTTAGTATACCTCCGATATGTATGTAATAATTATTCTAGATTAACTTATAATAAAATTAGTAATGAGGAAAGTATTGAGGAAAGTAATGAGGAAAGTATTGAGGAAAGTATTGATGAAAGTGACACTATAGAACCATACCCAATATTTTTATTTTCATATGATAATATTACGGATAAAAGAAATGATATATTTGAATTTTATGTGTCTAAACAAGTTTTAAATGATTTAATACATATGAAATTAAAAGCAGATTTATTTACACTTAGTAGATTTTTTAGTATTACTATTGAAAATAAATATAATGATGATAATTATAAAATTACTAATCATGAAATTAATAAAACATATGAAATATCTGATACAAACTCAAATACCTATAAAAAATTATGTTGTTTATTAGATAAAAATATAAATTTAAACTTATTTGATTATCAAAAAAATAATTTATTATGGATGCTTCAATTGGAAGATAAAATAGACAATCATAATGTAATGAGTGAATGTTACTCAAATCCATATACATTATTAAATTATGATAATTATGAAGATAGTGATGCTATTAAATCTTTTATATATACTTTAAAATCATATATTCCTGAAGTTCTTAATAAAAATTATATTATTAAAAGTGATACCTACAAATATTATATTGTAATGAAAAATCAAACTGATATTACTAATACTAAAAGTTTAGTAGCATTATTAAATTCAAATAATAAAAAATATTATAATCGTGGATTATATAATAATGATTTAAATATGATTAATAGTATTATTAAAGAAAATGATTATATAAAAAAATATAATAAAAAAATAGAATTTTGTGGAGGAGCAATTTGTGATGAAGTTGGACTTGGTAAAACACTTACAATTATTTCACATTTAGTTATTAAATTAAAAAATGATATATTAAAATATAATAATTACAAAAAAGAAGTTAATGAATTATTAAAAACTCCTAATTTAGAACAATGTGAAACATTTAAAGATCCTCTAGATAAAGGGTTTGAATTCAATAACTTAATTATTGTTCCAAGTAGATTAACTTCCCAATGGGAAAGTGAAATTGAAAAATATGTTAAAGATAAATTTAATCTTAGGGCAAAAGTATTGGTAGGAATACATAGTATTAAATCTTTAGAAAAAGAATTACAAGAATTTTCTAGTCAACAACTTAAAACTGAAAATTCTAATGTTAAATCATCTAAAAAAACTAAACAATCCAACATAAATAAACCAACCAATTCTATTATTACAAGTAATAATCCTATTCATAATGAAATTATTTTAGAAACTAAAAGTGTTAATGATGTTAGTGTTAATGATGTTAATGCTACTAGTAATGATAAAAAAGAAAAACTATCAAAAACACAACTTAAAATTAATAAGTTAATGTTAAAAGCACAAACGAATAATATTAAAAATGAACAGACAAAACTTATTAAATTGAAAAAAGGAATTAAATCCTCTACACATAAAGATAGTAATAAAACTAGTGACAATGTTAGTATTGAAACTAAACATAATGAATTAGAAACTACAGTAGATACTACTTTAGCAAATTTAATTAATATTGATACTATTAATGAACCTATAGTTATTGAAAAAGATGATGATGTTATTGAAGAAGAAGATACTTATTATTATGCTAATACATATTTAGATTGTCATAATTCTAAATCGGCAAATAAAATTAATACTATTGAAAATGATTATATGTCAGAACAATTATATGATGTTTATATTGTTTCAATTAATTTATTATCTAATTCTAATTATTTAAGTTATATTAATCAGGTTGAAAATAATAATCTTAATCAATATTATGAAGGTGAAACTGAACGTATTATCGATTCTAATAAAGTAAAAGCATTTAAAAAATTTCATCAACCTGAAAAGACTAGTGATACGATTAATGGAAAAACTAATAAAATTTGTAGGTTTTCGAATGAATTTAATATTTTTAAAATAAAATGGAACCGTGTTATTCTTGATGAAGCACACGAAAAACTTTCACCAACAGTTAAATTCTTTTCATCGTCTGTAGGGAAACTTATTAATAGAGAAAAATCTCTTACACGCGATAATCAATTCTTATATGAAAATTTATGTTCTTTACAATCAAATTATAAATGGGCTATGACAGGAACACCTACTGAAAAAGGACTTGATACATTAATTGGATTAGTCCAATTTTTAAATAAAAATAATCCTAATGATACTACTCTGGAAAAAATTAGTAAAATAAGATATTTACGTGATACATCAGGAATGTCTAATACAACTATGGATTTATTATTAAATGAAATATTTAAAAAAACATTTAAAAAAGATGTAAAAATATTATTAAATATACCAATTTTTACAGAAGATATTATTTATGTAGAACAAAATAATATTGAACGAAATATTTATAATAGTATTCGTGCTAATAGAAATATTAATGATACTCTTAAATTAAAAACATTATTCTTAATGTGCACTAATATTTTAATTAATAATGAAATTCACTTAGAAAATCAAGATAGCGTTGATAATAATAGTGAACCAGAAATCTTAACTCTAGAACAACTTAATTCTAATATGATTTCTAAATTTAATAAACAATTAAAAGAATTAGACTTATTTAAAACACACATTATTAAAAATAATGTTGAGTTACAACATAAATTACATAATTGGATAGAATTACTTAATTATATTACATCTTTAAATCTTGATGAAAAAATTAGTAATGAATTTTTAGAAGAGATTAATAGTAAATTTAAAGATTTAGATAATAATAGAATACGTTCTAATTGTGAAATTATATATAGTGTTTTATGTGCGTTTGATGTATGTCATAATCCAGAATCAATACAAATTGTTTTAGCAAATAATTTATATGTTATTAAAGATCATTTGTTTCACATTTGGAATAAAAACTGGAATAAAAATGAATTTATACCTTTAAAATGTTCTGAATATGCTACTATGTTAGGTCATATACATATTAAACACGAAATTCATAAAAATGTTAAAAAATTAAATCTATATGAAAGTGATAAATTACGTATTAATAATCAAATTAGATTATTTTCAAACAATGATTTTATTAAAGATAAAACACAAGACCCTTGTATTATATGTTTTGATGATTTAAATGAAATCGCAGTTACATTATGCAGACATATATTTTGTCTTGTATGTGCTAAAAAATTATCTAAAAATTTAACATCTAAATTTAATTGCCCTGAATGTCGTAGTGTTGTTGACTTTAAAACACTTAATATTACAAATATTGATATGGTTAATAAGAAACCTGAAGAAATTAATGAAAATATACCAGAACCGAGTGGTACAATAGAAGTACTTATAGATAATACCACAATTAAAGACCTTACACCTTTAGAAAAGAAATTAGGTTATGAATGGAAATCAAAATGTATTAATAAATATGGTAGTAAAATGTCAGCACTAGTAGAATATTTACACAATTTATTTATAAATCCTTTAAATCGGGTTATTATTTTCAGTCAATATGATAAAATGTTAAAAATGATTGGAAAAACATTAGATGAATTTAATATTAAATTTATATATTGTTCTGGAAACAACTATGTGATTAATAAAAATATTAATAAATTTAAAAAAGATGATACATATCGTGTTATTATGTTAAGTAGTGAGAGAAGTAATAGTGGAAGTAATCTTACCGAAGCAAATCATATTATATTTATTGATGTATTACAAAGCGAAATTGAAAATACTAAAGCTGTTGAAGCACAGGCTATTGGTCGTGCTGTTCGCTTAGGACAAAAACTACCTGTTAAAGTTGTGCGATTTATTACTAAAGATACAATTGAAGAAGACCATTTTAATACACATAGATACGATATTAATATTTTACAAGCATAAATAATTAAAACTTATTTTTTAAAACCTTATTTTTTTAAACTTATTTTTTTTGTGTAATATAAGTATATTGATACACACTTTTCAAATTCTAAATTTTATTATCAATTATTAATTATTTTAAATGCATGTGTCTTACAAAAGTAAAAATACTATGAAGAAGTCTAAATCTTCAAAAGGGTATAAATCTTCAAAAGGGTTTAAAAGAGTTAAAACTCCTAAAAACACTAAAACAAAAAACGTTTAACGCATAAAAGTAAAAATAGTTCAATTGTTAGAAAAATGACTGGGGTAGGGTAAATTATATTTATAATTATAATGAAAAGATTAATAGGCAAATAAGTATAAATGAAGATAAAACTTTACTTTATATTGCTTTAGCAAAAGACAATAATGAGTTTAACCTTCTTATTAGTCCAATATAGTATAAAATGTATGTATCTTTTAACTCATCAAAAGAAACCATAACACACTATAAAAATTTATTTACTATACCAAAATATACATCTATAACATTACCTTATGTTATTTTATTAAATGATGGTTCTAACAAAATAATATATGGTATGTCACACTCTATACTTTTTAAACCTATTTTTGGAGAATCAGCTATAATTGTAAAAATAGAACCAACCATTTTAGCATTATATTATCAATCAAAAAGAAATATACAACAACAATTACTTAACGGTGAGAAAATAGATTTATCTATATTACCTGATGAAATTCAAAATGATATAACTATCACTAAATTACGTACTAATAATAGACATATAAAATAATGTATATTAATTAGAAATCAGCCTCTAAATCAAACTCTTTATCTTCTTCTTTACCACAAACTCCAGCCTTACTATAATTACTCACTCTATCTTCAAAAAAATTAGTTTTATTTTCAACACTAATATTTTCCATAAAATCAAAAGGATTGGATACATTATAGATTTTATTATAACCTAATTGTATTAATAATCTATCACCAACAAATTTAATATATTGTTTCATCATATCAACATTCATACCTAACATAGAACAACTAATGCTATCTGTAATAAAAACAGACTCGATAGATACTGCTTCTTCAATTATCGTTTTCACAACTTTTTCATCTAATCTCATTTCAGTCTTTAAATCATTGTAAAGAGAAATACAAGTTTCAGTATGACACCCTTCATCACGGGCAATAAATTCATTACTAAGTGTTAATCCAGGCATTAAATTGCGTTTCTTTAACCAATAGATGGCACAAAATGAACCACTAAAATGAATACCTTCAACACACGCAAAAGCAATTAAACGATGAGGTAAAGTAGCCGTTTCAGTACACGTCCATTTTTTAGCCCATTCGGCTTTTAATTTAATACAAGGTATTGTAGTAATTGCATTGAAAATATGGTCTTTTTCTTTTGCATCACTAATAAGTGTATCAATAAGCCGACTATACATTTCACTATGAATATCTTCCATCATTGCTTGAAAACGAAGACACGTTCTAACTTCTTTATATGTTATTTCTTCAATAAAATTCATATCTAAGTTTTCAGCAACAATACCATCACTTGCCGCAAAAAATGCTAATATATTTTTAACAAAGGTTCTTTCAGTTTCACTTAATTTTGTATTAAATTGTTCGCGGTCTTTACTTAAATCAACTTCTTCAACAGTCCAGAAGGTAGATACTTGTTTTTTATAGTATTCATAATATTTATGATTGTAAATTGGTAAAAATGTATAATGATTATCTTTATTTTTATCTAAATTAAAACAATCATCAATTTGATTAGACATTATATGTAATTAGTGATTTAGTTAATTAGTTAATTAGTTAGTTAATTATTAAATTTTATATTATTTATTAAATTAATTTATAATTATTATTATAATAATATATTTTTTTAAATTAATTTTAAAATTAAATAATTAATTAATTAATTAATTTTTTAATAATTCACTTTTATATAAAAAATTAATATTAATTAGTAAATTATTCATATATAATATTTCTGCTTGTTGGGCTAATATTAATTTTCTACAAAAATCTAATAAATAAGAATTATTTGTATATAATAATAATCGGCGACTCATATCAATTGCTACTTGGTGATGTGGTATCATATGTTCTAAATAACTTTGTTCTGTTATTTTCATTCCTTTCATATGTTTTGAATGGTCATTTGGTTTAAAAAATAAAGGATTACATTCACCATCATCCGCTTTTGATAAAATAGGATTATACATATCTAATTTAGTTTTAATAGTTTCTTTTTTCCATTTATCATTTGTAAAAAGTTCCCCATCATATCTTTTCATTTTTGACATTTCAAATATTTCATAAGATTGTATTCTTATTATTTCTCTACATAAATTAAGCATTACATCAGAAGATGTTTGTGGTTGTAATAAATTAGACATATCAATTGCTACTTGATGATGTGGTATCATATGTTCTAAATACTCAAGGTCACTTAATTTATCAGTACATGGATTTGATTTTAAATAAGTTTCTATTTTTAAATGTGAATTATGGTTAGTCATTTTATTTTTGATAATTAAATTATTTAATATTTAATATATACTTATATTTATTTATATTTATTAAAAATAAAAAAATTATAAAAACTATTTAACAAATTATAATGGTTTTGTATTAACTACAGGTTCTACTACAGGTTCTACTACAGGTTCTAACCATTTAGATTTAGTCCCACCATCATATGCTCTGGCGTGTCCTTGTTCTATCATTTGATTACTAATAGATTTTTCATTTCCTTCAATATATAGTTCTCCAAGAAGACGACCATATTTATCAAAATCTAAACACTGTAATATAATTATTTTATCAAGTATTAAAGAACGTAAATAATCACGGGCTTTGTATCCAATTGATTTTTCATATTTATTACGTGTTCTTATTTCTGGAGTATCAACACCATTTAATCTAATAACCCATTTATAACATTCATTATTATTAGACATTTTAAATACGACGTGAATAGTATCACCATCATATACTTTTACACATTTGGTATACGTTTTATAACCATATAATGTAAATTTATTAGTTTTAGATGTAAATGTGTTTAATAAATGACAATCATCTTTGTTTAAAGTTGTCATTTTGTATTAAATTTTATTTTTATTTATTAATAATTAAATAATTTTATTTTTTTATATTATTAATAATTAAGTAATAAAATTTAATAATTAATTCGATTTAGATAAAGTAATTAGTATATAGTGCATTGATATAGTAGCAATTTAAATATTATGAATTTGACAGAAGGGAAACTACATATACTATGATACAAGTCAATAATAAAAGAACTTACCGTTATTATATAGTATATATTTTAATGTAATATTAAAATAGAGTTTTAAATTAATTATTTAATTAAATTAAATAATTAAAAATAAATATCTACTTTAAATATAATAACCGTCAAATAAGTTCAAGGCTTTTAAAAGCTCTTTTAGGTTTATCAATTTATAAACAAACTCGTTTATTTAAGGATAAGCCTAATAGTATGATAAATAAAAATACAATGAAATTAATTAGTATTATTCTATTATTATTAGTAATAATAGGATTAAGTTTATATTTATATTTTAAAACTAAAGACACATTTACAACACAGAACACCGCAAGTGTAGATATTATTTATACAGTTGAAGTTGATGTATCTAATACTATAAATAGTTATAAATTTAAAGATAGTATTAATAATTATTTAAAAACTAATGAAAGTATATTAAACCCAACTCTTACATTAGAAGATGGAAAAACTTATATATTTAATAATACTGCTAATAATTCAAACCATCCTTTTAGTTTAAAAGATAAAGATGCAAATAGTGTGGGTATTGATAATAATGGAAATATTAAATTAAGAGCAACATCCAGTGAATCACCTTATACATATGTTTGTGATAATCACTCAACTGTTATGAAAGGAACAATGAATGTTATTTCTGCGTCTACAACATCAACTACAACACCAACTACAACACCACCCGCAATACCTACAGTAACACCTACAGTAACAACAACACCAACCTCAACACCAACTACAACACCACCCGCAATACCTACAGTAACACCTACAGTAACAACAACACCAACCTCAACACCAACCTCAACACCAACAGCAAGACCTACAGTAACACCTAGAGCAACACAACCACCTATTGTTGAAATTCCTACTGAACCAGTTATTACTTTTCCTGAACATATGACAAAAGAGCAATATAATCGTATAATAGGTTTAATAGGCGCAGGTTCTGATTTTAAACAGAAATTAAAAACTATTACTACAAACTTTAGTGATTTTTTAAATACTATAAGAAATTATAATCATAATGAAGATGACGCAACTGTTGAAGCTTTTGTTGATACAATTACTTTAAATTCTGATACTTTTCCTGAACTTAAAAGTTATGCGGAAATATATAATAAAAATGTTGCTTTATTAGATGATCCTAATGAATTAAAAAAAAAGACATTTGATGCATATCTACATATGCAAAATAAAAAAATTGAAAAAATGAGAGCAGAATTAAACATATTACAAACAAATATAAGTCTCAATAAAAAAGAAATACCTGCTATTAAATCATTTAAAAGTATGAATAATTCACAATCATTTAATATTGAATTATATAATGAGGTTAATCCTAATAATTCTACTGAATATCCAAACTATCTTATTTATGGTAATAATGGTTGTCTTGAATATAATAAACAAAACGGTATAGAATCATCAACATGGAATTTTAAATCTTGTGATGCTAATAATAAAAAACAACAATTTGTTTCAACTAAAATAGATAATATAGATACGTATAATCGTTTTATTAATTCTGAAACTAATGGAGATAGAATTTTAAAAGATAATACAAGCACATTATTTGGCTTTAACGTAATTAATCCTATTGATACAAAAGACCAATGCTTACAATTAAATAAAGATGGTTTATCTGTTATGCCTTGTTCTCTTGATTTTTCACAAAGATTTAGAGAATCATATTCTACTGTAATTCCTTAAATTAAATTATAATTTATTTAACTATTAATAATAATTTATTTTTTATATATTTTTGTAATTTAAAAATATTAATATTATTTTTATTTATATTATTTTAGTCTTATTATTAATAATTTATTTTATTAATTATTATTTAATTAATAATGTGTGGGATTTATGCTTATATTCAATCTAAACCTATTTCAAATAGTAAATTTAGAAGAAATGCTTTAAAAGCCTCTCAAAAAATAAGACACAGAGGGCCTGATGGTACAGGATATTATCAAACAAAATATGGATGTTTTTCACATATGAGATTAAGTATAATAGACCCTAATTCAGGTATTCAACCTTTAACTAATCAAGATAATACTATTGTATTATGTGTAAATGGTGAAATATTTAATTATAAAACTATTAAAAATGAATTTACAAATTATAAATATAAAACAGGTAGTGATTGTGAAGTTATTTTAGCCTTATATGAAAATATTATAAATAATAAATATAATAAAAATGATAAATTAGAACATCATCAATTTGTTTATTTAATGTCAAAATTAAATGGACAATTTAGTTTTATATTACACGATACAACAAATAATATGGTATTTGTAGCAAGAGACCCTTTTGGAATTACTCAATCTTATTATGGTATGGATGAAAATGGAGGTATTCATATTTCAAGTGAATTGAAAGCATTAAATCATTGTATAACAGTAAATTATATGCCTTCAGGTCATTATTTATATTTTAACGTACAAGAACCTGTTTTAAATCCTATTAACTATTTTCAAGATACATCAAATGGTATTTGGTCTAAACTTAATACTAATACTAATAATACTAATACTAATAATACTAATACTAATACTAATAATATAAATAATAGTAATAATTTACAATTTAATTATAATAATCAAAATTTATTAATTAGTGAAAATGAAACTATTTTATTGACACAAATTAGAGAAACTTTTGAAACAGCAGTGATTGATAGATTAATGAGCGATGTTCCATTTGGTATTTTATTATCAGGTGGTCTTGATAGTTCATTAGTAGCAAGTATCGCTACTAGATATATTAAACAACATCCTGAACTCTATGGTAAAATACCTATTATTAATACATTTAGTATAGGTGCTAAAGATAGTACTGATTTACCCTACGCACGTAAAGTTGCTGAGTTTCTAGGAACTAAACATCATGAAATTGATTTTACTGTAGAAGAAGGTATGAATACGATTGATGAACTTATTAATGTTTTAGAAACCTACGATATTACAACTATTAGAGCATCAACTCCTCATTATTTAATGTCTAGAAAAATTAAATCTATGGGTTTTAAAATGGTTTTAAGTGGTGAAGGAAGTGATGAAATATTGGGTGGTTATTTATATTTTCATAAAGCACCAAATGATATGGAACATCAACTTGAATGTAAAAGAAGAGTTTTAGATTTAGGATATTTTGATTGTCTTCGTGCTGATAAATCAACTATGAGTAATGGATTGGAATCTAGAGTACCCTTTTTAGATACTAATTTTGTAAATTTGTGTATTGATATACATAAAGATGTTAAAACTCAATGTTATAATGGAAAACCTATTGAAAAATATATTCTTAGAAAAGCATTTGATATTAAAGATGAAAATCGTAATAATATATATTTACCAGATGATGTTTTATGGAGACAAAAAGAACAATTTAGTGATTCAATCACATATAGATGGATTGATACACTTAAAGAATTTACAGATAAAGAAATTAAAGATAATTATTTAAGTGCTTATAATAATAGAGCATATTTATATCCTTATAATACACCACATACAACAGAAGCATTTTATTATAGACAAATATTTGAAAAACTATATCCTAATCGTGAAAAAACTGTAAAATATTGGACCCCAAATACCTCATGGGAAGGTATTAATTCAACTGACCCTAGTGGTCGTGTCAATGAATGTCATATTAATACTAACACTAATATTAATACTAACACTAATATTAATACTAATACTAATATTAATACTAATACTAATATTAATACTAATAAAAATTAATACTAATAATAATTATTATGAATCTCCTGTTTTAATTAAATACATATCTGAATTAGGGTTTTCTATTTTTTTAATTTCATTTAATCTCTTTTTTTCACTTTTTGTTAATTTAATAGTATTTTTTTTAAACATAGCATTATAAAAATTTCTTTTATCTTTTAAACATAATGTTCTATTACATTCTAATTGTTTATTATATAAATTAATAATATTATGATTACTATATAGTTTTTTTAATGTTATAGTTTCACATTGTTTTCTTTGTTTTGTTTTTAATGTCAAAGGACATTTTTTTTCTATTTTACTTTTAATATAATTATCATAATCTTTACCAAATACACTTTCTTTTTTGGCTTCTATTATTGCATCTATATTATTACATCTATTTTTTCTACAATGATTATATTTATTACAGGTTTTATAAACTTTATTATTTTTATTACCATTTATATCAACATAATAATTTTGGCAAAATTTAGAGATTTTAGAAGTTTTAGAAGTTTTAGAGTTTTTAGAGAGGTTAGAGTTTTTAGAGTTTTTAGAGTTTTTAGAGAGGTTAGAGTTTTTAGAGAGGTTAGAGTTTTTAGAAGATTTAGATAATTTATTATCAAATAGATTTATCATTTTTAATTAATTATTTTTTTATATACTATATATTAATATTATATTTAATAATTGCGGTATTAATAAAAAAAAATAATAATATAATTAATTAAAATTAATTAATTAAAAATAATAATAATATAATTAATTAAAAATAATTAATTAAAAATATAAATTATTTAAAATTATAATTTAAAAAATAATTATTTATTATAAATAATTGTATTAAATTATAAATATTCTATTATTATATACTAATTTAATCTAATATACTTTTATAAAATGCCTCGCGACCGCCGTGGAGATAATACTACAGCTTTAAAAGAAAGTGATATTGAAGAAGATTACTTAGATGTTGATAAGCCTATTACAGGTCAAAACTTCTATTGTGTTTCTTTTGTAAGCCCTGATAAAATTTTAGAACAAAAGGATAAATTTATGTTCTATCATTATGAAAAAGCATTGAATAAAAAAATATCAACTATGATTGATGAAGGTTTAGTATCATTAATTGATAAATCTGAAGATGGTAATATTGATGTTTCTGATGTTATTGCTCTCAAAAAAAATGTTTCTAAAACTTGTGAAGAATATAATTTGACTTTTGAACAATTTAAAGATAAGTTTGAAGATTTTAAATTTAGCAACGAAGAGAAAATTGGTGAAGTCTTTGATAAAGCCAATAACTTTAAAACAAGTGTTCGTGGTGTTAAAGTGCGTGGTGTTTATGATACTAAACGTGAGGCTGATGTTCGCGCATCAGTTCTTCAACGTCAAGACCCACTATTTGATGTATTTGTTGGTCAAATGGGGTATTGGTGTCCTTGGGATCCTAACCCTCAAAAAATTGATGATATTGAATATATGAATAATGACTTAAATAAATTATTGAAAGAATATAAATCAAATGAATCCAAGAAAGATATGTTTTACCAAGAACAAAAAAATCAACGTCAAAAAGACGCATTAAGTTCCGAAGATAGATTAAAACATCAAGAAGGTATTAATGAGACTTTAGCTATTAAAGATGAAATGAAATTACAAAAAAACTTACAAGCAAGTATGGCTAATTTAAATACAATTAATACTGATTTTAACAGTTTGTTAAATATGTCTGATGCTATTGATACGAATGATAAGAATAATACTAAAGAAGATACTAAACCTAAAGCAATTACACAAAGTCTTGAATTAGGTGGTGAAAACTCAAAAGAAATTAGTATTGAAGAAGCCAATGATCAATTACAAAGAGATGACCCATGGCTTCAACGTAAAATAGAAGAACAAAAAGACAAAACACACTAAATTTTTAAATAATAATATAACCTATTTATATTAATTTTATTCATTTTAATTTTATTCATTTTAATTTTATTCATTTTAAATCATTCTAAAAAAAACATCTTGTTTTTCAAACATATCTTGAAAACTACTTTCTAATTTATTATTTTCAAATTGGTCTTCATATATACTACGAGGTATAAATCTATATTCTACTACAGTTTTTGTTTCCATATTGGTTAATAATTTCTTTTGATAACCTAATGCCATCATAATTAAACCTAATACTAATAATACTAATACTAAACTTTGCATTTTATTTTTATTTCAATCTTATTATTTATAATTTATTATTACTATATTAGGCTTATCCTTAAATAAATTAGCGTGTTTATAAATTGATAAACCTAAAAGAGCTTTTAAAAGCCTTCAACTTATTTGACAGTTATTATATTTAAAATAGATATTTATTTTTAATTATTTAATTTAATTAAATAATTAATTTCAAACTATATTTTAATGTAATATTAAAATATAATTCAATGTAATATTAAAATATAATTCAATGTAATATTAAAATATAATTCAATGCTTTTAAAAGCTCTTTTAGGTTTATCATTTAATAAACACAACGTTTATTTAAGGATAAGCCTAATAAATATTAAAAATAGAAAAGTTTTATTATTATTATTATAATTTTAATATTAATAATTTATAAATTATAAATTAACAGTTTTTACAGATGAAAGCATACCAGGATGCCTACATTCGCGATAATGTATATGTTTCTTTAATGTTTTTTTCATTAAACCAACTTGATAAATGCTTGGATTTCTAAAATGTAAAACGGCTTTACCTTGAGCATCAGCACGAACTACTCCAGAATTATCATAATTAGCATAAGCATCCCAGGGATTATCAATAGGTTGTTCTTCATTAGTTTTTGGCTCACTACCCCAGTAAATTACATTTACATTAGGTTTAACTTGAACTGTAACCGTAGTATCAGAATCACGAGGAATTTTTTCAGCAAGACCACCACAAGGATAAGCAGTCCAGCCTAAAAATGGTAAATAGAAATTTCTATCAAATATATTATAAATAATACTTGCAACTAAAGATAATAGTATAATAACATTTAATACTTTGTATTTCTTTATAAAGTTAAGTGGATAATAACCACCTAATTGTGCAGCACATAAAAGAGCAGCAATAATTAATATACATTTTGTTTTCATACGTAAATAAACAGAAAGTTTATCTCCTTTAGAAAAATGCCAGGGTTTAGTTGTTTGTTCCATATTTATTATTATTTTATTTATGTAGTTTATTATTATTTTATTAATAATTACTATTTATTAATATTTTAATTTTTTATTAATTAAGTATTTAATAAAAATATTAATAAATAATAATAAGATAAAAAATAAGATAAATAATATATAAAATGCCACGCTCTAGTTCTTCTTCATCATCTTTAAAAAAATGTCCTCCTAATAAATTTAGTTTTTTAACAGGTTGTGTATCTTGGGAAACATCACTAACATGTTTCTTATTAGGAGCACTTCTTATTATTTGTGTGCTTCTTTTAAATACTCAACAATTACCTTACGGAGTTAAACAAGGTGATATTATTGAATCAAAACGCAATCTTGCTAAACAACACGCATTAACTATTAATGGTATAAATCCATCACATATTACAAAATCACGTGGGAATAATAATACTATCGGTGAAAGTATTAATGAATTATTTGAGCCTAATGATGAAGATAGAAATCCTCACGAAGGAACAGGAACTTCTGTATCTGAAAGAATTAAATATGATATTAATGTTAATATACGCGATTCTAATCCAGAAAGACCTAATCCTAATCAAATTTCTTATTTACAACACGAAGCCAATAAAGCATCAGAAAGAATAATTAATCCATTATTACCTCCCGAACGTTCCTATTCAAATACATATGGAACACCCATTAAT